CGGAGGCGTAAACTGGACGTAATCACCTGATGGTGTGAGCGATAAAGTACCCTGCACCTAGTAATAGAACCAAGTATCCAATGGATCCTTGCTATAACTGAGGTACTGTGAGAGTCTTTATACGTGAAGTGGTTTGGAGAAATCCTAGAAAAAGACCAGAAATGGTCGGGGCCACGGATCGTATAGGGATTGCTCCCAGCAACCTTATTATCTAGCCTGCTAAGGCGACCTGCGGCCCACCTCTCCCAGGAGGGAGTGGGGAACCGAAAATCCATCAAACACCAAACTAAACAATGAGAAATACGAAAAGTATCTATCAGCGTCTAGTAAGGCGTTCGATGAATTGGTCCCTCGGTGTAAAAGCCGAGGCAAAACTGGCGGGAATGGCTCTTAGAGTCATCCCGTTAGTCTTTGGGCATTTAACAGCAGGACGGGTTAAGGTTGTTTGGGGTTTCTCTCGGAATGCATCAAGAATGTATAGACGAGTTGGGCCGAAAGGGCTAGCTATCTACTTGAAGACCGCCTACTTGTTATTGCAACATGTAGCTGGTGGACAGGTAGATAAGGATCCCTTTGGGTTCGGCTGCAACGTCTCGAGAACTAGACGCGGAGTACCAAGGATCATCAATACCATGCACCGAAAGTTAATTCTTTCGGGAGATATTGAGGTAATTCGACTTTGGCTTACGTTATTCGGCTTATACCGAGTAATACCTTTTAAAGGGAAGCTAAAGTTGGGAACCATAATTTCTCCTGGGAAGGAGCTGAAAAGCGACTTCTTAAATGCGTGGGAAGGGTGGGTACCCGTGTTCCTGGATCGGTTTTCAAAGGTGACGAAGTTACCGATGGAGATCGACCCTTCGAGAGACCTAAAAGTGACGTCGATTCCGACGATTACGAAGTCTTCGCCCAACTCGGGTGGTTTTGGTGCGTCTGCTGGTTTACCACTGGACCTGCTGGTCTGGTGGCTAGACACAGAGATGCATCAACACCTACTAGAGTGGATGAAGATGACGTCTTCTAGGGCGATCAACTTTGAGTTGGAGAGTATCTTTAACGCTTTCGGGCGTATGAGAGACGATCTAATTCGTCGCCAACCAAGAAAGATGAGAAGGGCCCCGCTAGAATGGTTACGTGTCTCTGATGAGGCACACTCCCGTTCTTGCTTGGCCGGTCAAATCTGGGGTAAACCCTTATTCTTTGGGCGATTAGGATTCAAAGAGGAACCAGGAAAGATCCGAGTCTTTGCTATGGTGAATCTGATTACTCAGGCGCTTATGCGACCCTTGCATGAGTGGATATTCGCGAGATTGCGTTCCGTTCCAACCGATGGAACTTTCGACCAGATGGGACCGGTGTCCCGTCTTCTCGATCGTTTCAAAGGGGAAGAATGGTTCGCGTCTTACGACTTATCGGCGGCAACAGATCGATTACCTGTAGCGATACAGGTGTCTTTGCTGAAACCTCTCTTGGGTGAGAAGTTAGCGGGCCTGTGGGCCTACATCCTTGTAGGACGGCCTTATGGATTACCAAAGGTAGCTAAAAGTTACAATTTGGGATTTATGAGTGTCTACTATGAGGTTGGACAGCCTATGGGTGCGCTGTCGTCGTGGGCGATGCTCGCGATGACTCATCATGCCATTGTACAATACGCTGCGTTTCTTGCGTACCCAGACAAACCGTTATGGTTTTCTAAGTATGCATTACTCGGAGACGATATTGTCATAGCTGACAAAGCCGTAGCTGAGAAGTACCTCGTCCTCATGGACACTATAGGTGTAGAGGTGGGATTAGCCAAATCCCTAGTCTCATCTATTAAGAGTCTAGAGTTTGCGAAGCGAACCTGGATTCGAGGACAAGACGCCTCACCGATTTCCTTGGCGGAACTCAGTGTTGCGGCGAGTAACCTCGCTGCTCTTGAGGAGCTATGGAGAAAAGTGAAAAGATCGAGAGAAATCTCGATGGCTAATGTAGCACGCTTCTCGGGTTTCGGTTATAAGAACTTGGCGCGACTGCCAGTCGCGTTCGGTTTAAATAATCGTCTCAGTAGA